CCACAAAATGGGGATCACAAAACCGGTTTGGTTGGCCGTGATCCGGAGGTTGATGTCGATGGCTCGCCCGCGGACACCCGCGAAAATTCTGGAGCTGCGCGGCGCGTTCAAGCAAAACCCACAGCGTAGGCGCCAAGACTCAGAAGGCGGAGCGCCGTTCGAGAAAGATCCCCCGTCACATCTGCCGCAGGGTGCTGTCGCCGCCTGGCACTACATCGTCGCCCGGCTGCCGAAGATCACGATCTACAACAGCGACGAGGTGGCGGTGGAAATCGCCGCCAAGCTGCTGGCGCAGTACTGGCTGGCGGGTGATCTCGACACGGTCAAGGAATTGCGCCAATGGCTGGACAAACTCGGCATGACACCGCGCGCCCGGACGAACATTCCGCCGGCGCCGGAGCGCGAACAGGGCAACCGATTCGCTGACACGTGAGCCGACGACCTCAGCATCCGAGCGTCGTCGCTGCCGAGAAGTACTGTCGAGAGGTCATTGCAGGACGCATCCCAGCATGCAAGTGGACGCGCCTGGCGTGCCAGCGGCACATCGATGATCGGCGTCGCGAGAAGTCGGCGAAGTTCCGGTACCGCTTCGACAAAGACAAGGCCGAGCGGGTCGCGCGATTCATCCAGCTGCTGCCGCACATCAAGGGCAAGTGGGCACGGAAGGATCCGCGGCATCCGGACGCGCATCGGATCAAGCTCGCCGGCTGGCAGCTCTTCGTCGTCTGCTCGATTTTCGGGTGGGTCAAGAAGAAATCCGGCCTGCGTCGGTTCCGCAAGGCGTCGCTCTACGTCGCACGAAAGAACGGAAAATCTACCCTCGGCGGTGGCATCGGCTGGTGGATGTTCGCGAAGGACGGCGAAATCGGAGCGGAGGTGTACTCCGGCGCCACGACCGAGAAACAAGCCTGGGAAGTGTTCGGGCCTGCGCGCCGGATGGCCATCAACGAGCCCGAGCTGCCCGAAGGCCTGGGCATTACAGTCGGGGCACAGACACTCTCGAACGCGACCGACGGCTCCAAGTTCGAGCCCGTGATCGGCAAGCCCGGCGACGGCGCGAGCCCGCACCTGGCGATCGTGGATGAGTACCACGAGCACGACACCGCCGTGTTGTACGACACGATGGAGACCGGTATGGGTGCGCGCGATCAGCCGCTCATGCTGGTGATCTCGACGGCGGGTGAGAACCTCGCCGGCCCGTGCTACGACGACTGGCTGACCGTGAAGAAGATCCTGGAGCGCACGCTCGAGGAAGAGGAACACTTCGGGGTCATCTACACGATCGATGAGGACGACGACTGGACGTCCGAGATCGCGCTGCGCAAGGCGAATCCGAACTACGGCATCAGCGTCGGCGCCGAGTTTCTGCAGTCGCAGATCCGGCACGCGATCACCAACGCACGCAAGCAGGGGTCGATCAAGACGAAGCATCTGAACCTGTGGGTTCAGGCGCGGGACGCGTACTTCAACATGCAGGCCTGGGGACGATGTGCACGACCCGGGCTGAAGCTCGAGGACTTTGCGAAGCGCCGCTGCTACCTGGGCATCGACCTGGCGAGCAAGATCGATATCGCAGGTCTCGAATTCCTGTTCCCTGATGGAGATGACAAGTGGATTCGCTTCGGCAAGTACTACCTGCCGGAGGAAACGGTCGAGCAGCCGGAAAATGAGCACTATCGAAAGTGGGCGCGAGAAGGATGGATCACGGTCACCGAGGGCAACATGATCGACTACGGTCGAATCCTCGATGACATCGTCGCCGCACAAAGTCAGTTCGAGATCGCCGAGCTCGCGTTCGATCCGCACCAGGCGACCATGCTCGTGACGGAGCTGATGAGCGAGGGCGTTCCGTGCGTGGAGTTCCGACCAACGGTCCTGAACTTCTCCGAGCCCATGAAGCATATCGATGCGCTCGTGATGTCCAGCAAGCTGGGGCACAACAACGACCCTGTGATGACCTGGCAGATGTCCAACGTCGTGGCCAAGGTCGATGCAAAGGACAACGTGTATCCACGCAAAGAGCGGCCGGAGAACAAGATCGACAACGTCGTGGCCCTCATCCAGGCGATGGGACGAGCGATGAGCCAGACGGCACAGCCTCAATACCAGATGGTCATCATCTGAAAGGTGCACCAATGCTTCGACGCGCGTACAGCCTCCTCGAGGTTAAAGAGATCGAGGAGACGGCCGAGTACTACACGATCAAGGGAACGGCCTCGACCCCGACTCCGGATCGCATGAACGACATTGTCGAGCCGAAGGGCGCGAAGTTCGCACCGGAAATCCCGCTGCTGTGGCAGCACGACTCGAAGAAGCCAGTCGGCATCACTGCGTTCGGCAAGCCAACCAGCAAAGGAATTCCATTCACGGCGCGACTTCCAAAAGTTGCCGAGTCTGGCGCGCTCAAAGAGCGCATCGAAGAAGCGGTCCAGTCGATCAAATACCGCCTGGTCTGCGCCGTGTCGATCGGCTTTCGCGTACTTAATGGCGCGATGGAGTGGTTGGACAACGGAGGCATCCGCTTTCTGGAAACCGAGATCATGGAGCTGTCGCTCGTCACGATCCCGGCGAATGCGGAAGCAACCATCACCTCGATTAAACAATTCGATACGGCCGCGCCGCAGCGCAATGGCCCGGTTCTGTTGATCCGATCCCCGACGTCTCGGGAGAAAACCGCCGCCAAACGCGGCGCCGTACAACTTATCCCGAGGAACTGACAATGCCACGCACGATTCAGGAACAGATCAAGGATCTGGAAAACACGCGAGCGTCGAAGCTTGCCCGCCAGAATGAAATTCTCGCCAAGGCCAACGAAGAAGGTCGAAGCACCGACGCCGCGGAGAGCGAAGAGTTCGACACGCTGCAGTCGGAGATCGATCTCGTCGACGGCGATCTGAAGCGCTATCGCGTCGTCGAGAAGAACAACATTGCTGGCGCCAAGGCGATCACGCCTGGCAATGGCAAGGATGAGAAGTCCGGATCGGATGCGAGATCGCCGCGGATCACGATCGTGGAACCCAAGCTCGACAAGGGAATCGCTTTTGCACGGTTCGTCGGCTGTCTCGCTGCTGGCCGCGGCAGCTACAGCGACGCGATGGCGTTCGCGAAGGGCCGATTCGGCAACGACCAGAAGTTGCATCAGGTGCTCGAGCTCGTCGGCCGCATGAATGGCGACCGTCTGATGAAGGCTGCGGTTGACGTGGGCACAACGACGGATTCGGACTTCGCTGCACCGCTGGTGAACTACACGGTGATGGCGAACGAGTTCATCGAATTCCTGCGGCCGCAGACCATCATCGGCCGTATTCCAGGCCTGCGCATGGTGCCGTTCAACATCCGCATTCCGCGCCAGACGGCGGGTGCCACCGCGCAGTGGGTGGGCGAAGGTCGGCCGAAGCCGGTCGGCAAGCAGTCGTTCGACTATGTGACGCTGGCCTACATGAAACTAGCCATCATTACGGCGATCACGGAAGAACTCGCGCGGTTCAGTCAGCCGAATGCGGAGACGCTGATTCGTGATGATCTGGCGAAGGCGGTCATCCAGCAGATGGACAACGACTTCATCGAGCCGGACAACGCAGGTACGGCGAACATCAAACCGGCTTCAATCACCTATGGCATCACGCCGATCCAATCGACCGGTTCGACAGAGGCCGCTATCACGGCAGACGTGAAGGCTGTGTTCAAGGCCTTCACTGACGCCAATCTCGACCCGTCGGATGCGGTATGGCTCATGCATACGCAGACGGCGTTGGGTCTTTCGATGGTCCGGAACGCCCTCGGGCAGCGTCCGATCGGCTTCGAGGGAATCGGCATCAACGGCGGTACGTTCTTCGGCCTGCCAGTGGTGGCCTCGACGAATCCCGGATTCACGCCGGACGGCTCGCCGACCGAGAAGGTGCTCGCTCTGGTGAAGGCCAGCGACATCCTGCTGGCAGATGATGGCCAGGTCACCATCGACACGAGCCGCGAGGCCTCGATCCAGATGGACAGTGCGCCGACGTATCCGGCTGATGCCACCACCGTGCTGACTTCGCTCTGGCAGCACAACCTGCTCGGCATCAAGGCGGAACGGTACATCACGTGGGTCCGTGCGCGTGACTCGTCGGTGGTGCTGCTCGAGAACGTGGGTTGGGGCGGCTGATCGAAGGGAGACCATCGCGATGGCCTGGGGGGATTTCCCCCCTGGGCCTTCAATTTAGGAAGAGGGGAAACTCGTGATCGAAAAACTCAAGGCGCTTAAGGAGTTTCCATATCGCGGCGTGCCGGTCCTCGCTGGCGCCGAATTCGAACCGGAGAATGACGACCAGGCTCGACTCCTGATCCACGTAGGCCTTGCTGAGCCGGTTGAACCTACTCTCGTTCGTGGACGTCGAAATTCCTATCGCCGTCGCGACATGACGGCAGAAGATAGCCGCGAGTCGTGAATATTGTTCGCAGAATTGCGACCGCGCTGCGAAAGTACGCAGGCACCTTATCCGCGGTCCGCGGATGGTGGCGCGTCTACGAATCCTATCCAGGCGCGTGGCAGTCCAACGTCACGGTCGACAAGACTCGCGTCTCTGCCTACTGGGCGGTTTTCTCTTGCATCACCCTGATCGCCGGCGACATCTCGAAGCTCGCGGCGAAGGTCATGCAGTACAACTCTGCTGCTAAGGTTTGGGAGGATACGCTTGGTCGGCCGGTGCTGCGAAAGCCGAACCGCTTCCAGACGCGCATCGAGTTCTTCTTCAACTGGGTCGTGTCACTACTGTTGCACGGCAATACCTACGTCTTGAAGGAGCGAGATCCGTCCACGGGTTTTGTCGTCGCAATGTACATACTCGATCCGTGTCGAGTGAAACCATTGGTGGCGTCGGATGGGTCGATCTACTACGACCTGGCCCAGGACAATCTCGCCGGTATCGAGGATGCATCGCTCATCGTGCCAGCGAGCGAGATCATCCACGATCGCATCTATGCGCTGTATCACCCGCTGGTCGGACTGTCTCCGATCTATGCCTGCGGTGTGCCGGCAATGGAGGGCCTCGCGATCCTCGACCAGAGCGCTGCGTTTTTCCAGAACCGCAGTCAGCCTGGCGGGTTGCTACTCGCGCCAGGCGCGATTGCCGACGCCACTGTGCAGCGCCTGAAGGCCTACTGGGAAGAGAACTACACTGGCAGCAACTCCGGCCGAATTGCCGTCCTGGGCGACAATCTCAAGTACGAAAGTCTTGCGATGAATGCCGTGGACTCGCAGCTCATCGAGCAGCTGAAGATGACGGGCGAGATGATCTGTGCCTGCTTCCACGTTCCCGGTTACAAGATCGGTGTCGGGCAGATGCCGACCAACAACAACACGGCTGCACTGAACCAGCAGTACTACGACCAGTGTCTGCAGAAGATCATCGAGAACATGGAGCTGCGCCTGGATGAAGGTCTGGAAATCAGTTTCCCGCAGGAAATCTGGTTCGATTTGTCCGGCTTGCTGCGCATGGATCCGGAGTCGCGCTTCAAGTCGCACAACGAAGCGGTGAAGGGCGGATGGCTGGCTCCGAACGAGGTACGCCGCTTCGAGGATTTGCCGCCGGTGGCTGGTGGAGAATCGCCATATTTGCAGCAGCAGAATTATTCGCTCGCCGCCTTGGCGAAACGTGACGCGAAGGAGGATCCTTTTGCGAAGGAATCGCCGGCATTAGAAGCACCCACTACCCCAACCGTCGATGAACTGGACAAGGCCATGGGCGAGAGCGTGAAGCGCGTGCCGAAACTCCTTACGACGAAGGCTGCCTGATGGATCTCAAGAGCTTCGCCGACACGATCATGCGGCATGTGCGGGAATACGTGCAGCCGGCGATCGATGAGCTGGCCGACAGAATCGCATCCATTCCGGCTGGGAAGGACGGTCGCGATGGTGTCGACGGCAAAGATGGCGAACCGGGCAGAGATGGTATTGACGGCAAAGACGGCACGAGTGTCCTTGCTGGGGATATCACGTCCCTGATCGAGCCAACGATTAAGGAATGGTTTGATCGATTCACGCGAGAGGCGATCGCATCCATTCCTCCACCACCCAGGGATGGCGAACCCGGGCGGAACGGCCGTGATGGTGTCGACGGAAAGAGCGTGACCCTTGAGGACGTCGCGCCACTGATGGACACGGCGATATCTCGAGCGATACTCGACCTCGAGCGCCGCGGCATGGATCTGATCCAACGCTGCATCGATCGCATCGAGAAACCGAAGGACGGCAAGGACGGCCGCGACGGCGCGGACGGCCTTGGCTTCGATGACGTCGAGATCTCACACGACGGCGAACGAACGATCACGGTGGCCGTCCTGCGCGGTGAGAGACGCAAGGAGCAAGCCTTCAAGTTCCCGATTGTGATCGAGCGCGGAATCTGGCGCGACGACGGCACCTATGAGAAGGGCGACGGCGTCACCTTCGGCGGAAATTACTGGATCGCCCAGAGCGATTCGCCAGGAAAGCCCGGATTCGGAGATGGCTGGCGCCTTGCAGTGCGCAAGGGACGCGATGGCAGGGATGTACGCTGATGGCCCTTGTAACGTTCGAGCAGGCGAAGCGGCACCTGCGCGTCGATGACGACGATCACGACACAGAGATCGAAGAGATCCGCGTTCGTGCGAGTCTTATCCTGCTCGATTACCTGAAGAAGGACGAGGACTACTGGCAGGATTCAGCGCTCGAGCCGCTCGACGTACCCGGCTCTATCTCCGCGGCGACTCTGCTCATCTGCGGCGCGCTGTTCGAAAATCATGAGGGTTCCGAGAAGGACGCCGAACCTCTCTCGAAATCGGTGCTGGACCTCGTCCACCGCCATCGAGATCCCGCGCTGGCCTGATGTGGTCGGTACCGCGATCGTGGGAGGGGCAGACCGCAGCTGTACTGGCCAGCGGCCCGAGCATGACCCGAGAAGTCGCAGAGGCCGTGCGCTATCTGCGAGTCGTCGCGGTGAGCAATCAAGGGATCGACAACGACATCGATGGAGTCACCGTCCCGGCCTTGGCAGCGTGGGCGGATGTGCTGTATTCGGCGGACCGAAAATGGTGGGAGAACAACGCCGCGCGCGCACTCGCCTTCGCCGGACTCAAGATCACGATCCAACCTCCAGGTGGAGCGGCTTTCAAGCATCCGGATGTGAAGGTGATCGGCAACGGCGGGATGCGTGGCGTCGACTCGCGTCCGACACATCTGCGCACTGGCGGCAACTCGGGTTATCAGGCGGTGCATCTGGCCATGCATTTCGGTGCGCGTCGGATCCTCCTGTGTGGATTCGACATGCACTCACCCGCTGGGCGAGAGCATTGGTTCGGGCAGCATGCCTGGCGTCAGAAATTCCGCTCTCCCTACCCGATGTTTATCTCCAGATTCGTGGATGCGGCCCCGCTGTTCAGGGCGGCTGGCGTGGAGATCATCAACTGCACACCCGGATCGGCGCTGAAATGCTTTCCGAGCATGAGCCTCACTGAGGCGTTGAGCGGGTGAGGGCGCTGTGTCTGCTTCGCCCGGCTGCGCACTATCGCAAGAATGCATTTTGCGCCGGCCTGCGGGCCGCTGGATACGACGTCGTCGACTGCATCGAGCGGCCTGCTCCAGACGATGTGCTGGTGATCTGGAACAGATACGGATGGTTCGATCGCCAGGCTCGTCTCTTTGAGAACGCAGGCGCCCGCGTCCTCGTCACCGAGAACGGTTATCTGGGCAAGGACTGGCTCGGAGATGCCTGGTATGCGCTGGCGCTGGGCCATCATGCTGGAGCCGGCACCTGGCGCGAAGGCGGACCGGAACGATGGGACAATCTGGACGTCGAGATAGGGCCATGGCGTAACGGCACCGGCGCGCCGCTCGTGCTCGGCCAGCGTGGCATCGGGGAGCCCGGCATTGCCTCTCCGCCTCGATGGGCGGAGAACATGACTCGCCGGATCAACGGGCGGATTCGTGCTCATCCGGGCACGCAGTCGTGTCGGCCGCTCGATCTCGATCTGAGCGAATCATCCTGCGTCGTGACTTGGGCGAGCGGCGCCGCGCTCAAGGCCCTGCTGTTCGGAGTGCCTGTCTGGTACGAGATGCTGCGATGGATAGGCGGCGCTGGTGGCGCCCATCTATCCCGTTTCGCGTCGACTCCGATCCTCGGCGATCGCCTTGCGATGTTCAGGCGCCTCGCCTGGGCAATGTGGCGAGTCGATGAGATTGAAAGTGGCGCGGCCTTCCGATGGATCCTCAAATGAAGGTCATCTGTCTCGATCTGCCGCCGGCACGCCGCTACCACACGATCGCCAGCGCGATGGCTGAGGGCATTCGCCGCTGCGGCGACAAGGCGCTGGTCGTCGATGCCAGGCGCTCTCGCACGGTTTTGCCCGCCGGCGATGTTGCTGTGATGTACGGCTACAAGCGCAACGCGCTGCTGCGTCGCTATCCGCAGTGGCTGTATGCCGATCTGGGCTACTGGCGTCGCGGCGATGCACATCGCATCTGCGCCAATGACTGGAGCCCGCATCAGCGCATGGGGCGAAATATGTCGCACCATCGATTCGATTCGCTCGGAATACACACAAAACCGTGGCGCACCGCCGGCACGGAGATCCTGATCGCAGGCAGTAGCCGCAAGGCCTGTACGGATCAGGGATTGGGATACATGGAGTGGGAAGAGAGGATCGCGAAGCAGCTGGCTAACTGCGGCCGCCCTCTCATGTACCGCCCGAAGCCGAAAGATCCGGAACGCCGCCGCATCGCCGGCATCGGCTACGACGAGCGTCCGCTGCAGGAATCGTTAGCCAGTGCCTACGCCGTCGTCACACACCATTCCAACGTCGCGGTCGACGCGCTGCTCGCAGGTGTGCCGGTGCACTGCGAGACGGGTGTGGCAGCGGCATTCAGCGTGCCACTGGCCCAGATCGCCAATGCACCGCTGCTGGCTGGGCGTGAGCAGTTCCTGTCAGACGTTGCATGGCTGGAGTGGACGACCGAGGAAATTCGCGCCGGTGAGTGCTGGCGCTACGCACGTGAGCACATGCTGAGCGCATGACCAGCTTCGACGTTGTGACGACATTCGCCGTTCGGCACTGGAAGCAGCACGCACGACGGTGCGTGAAATCCTTTGGCGCGTACTGGTCGGATATTCCGTTGATGACTTTCACCGATGCCGCGCTTCAGCACGAGTCGAGATGGCTGACGGCATTCAAGGAACGACACGCGCGACGCCCTAAGGACAACTATCGCTTCGACGCCGTCAGGTTCGCGCACAAGATTGCCGCGGTCGACGTGGCGTTGCGGGCTGGCAGTGCTGACGTGCTGATCTGGATGGATGCCGACTGTGTCACTCACCAGCCCGTGGATGCGGCGTGGCTGTCCGACCTTCTGGGAGATGCCGACTTTGGTTATCTGCGCCGTGCGCGCAAGTACCCTGAGTGCGGATTTCTCATGATCCGTCGCAACGATGCCGGCCGCCGGCTCGTAGCGGGTCTCGTGGATCTCTATGAGACAGACCGACTCTTCGATCTTGCCGAATGGCATGACAGCTGGGCAATCGAGCAGGTGCGGGCGCATCTCGAATCGCATGGTCAGCTCTCCTGTGTGTCCCTCTCCGGGGATGCAGAACACACAGGACACCCGTTCGTGAATGGTCCGCTGGGTGCCCGAATGGATCACTGCAAGGGAGAACGCAAGAAGTCCGGCCGATCGAAGCCTTCGGACCTCAAAACACATCGACAGGAGCCGTACTGGAGTGCCTAAACGTTACGATCACATGCTGCCGATCATCGACCGGCTGAAGCCTCGGTCCATCATCGAGGTGGGTACGCATCGAGCTACCCGTGCGCAGCAGCTCTGCCGCGCGGCCCTCATTCACCGAAAGCACCTCCAATACACCGGCTTCGATGTCTTCGAGACGGTGGGTGCTGAATTTCAGGAAGCCGCGCTGAACGGCAAGGGCGCTCCGACCAGGAGCTATGCCGAGCGGCGCCTGCAAATGGTGCAGCAGGAGCATCCTGGGCTGCGCTTCGACTTGATCGTTGGCGACACCCGGCAGACTCTGCATGGATGTGAGCACCGCGCGGATTTCGCCTTCATCGACGGTGATCACCGTGTCGATGCCATCCGAGGCGACTACGCAGCACTGGCTAGCTGTCTGGTCGTCGTGTTCGATGACTACTACCGTACTGACACTGACGGCCGCTGTCCTGATCTGGATCTCTACGGCGCCAATACAGTAGTCGACACGCTGGCAGCAGATGGCGCGTCGGTGCAGATCCTGCCTCAGGGCGATCCGTGCAAACACGGCGGCCTGTCTCACTTGGCAGTCGTCCGCCTGTGAGGCTCCGCGTCTTCATCGGATACGACCGGCGCGAGCACCGCGCCGCAGAAGTGGCCGAGCGATCGCTGCGACGGCACGCGAGCATTCCCGTCGACGTCACCCGTCTAGATATCGACTGGCTCACGCGGGCCGGCCTCATGTGGCGTCCTGTCGATCGCCGCGAGCGGATATACGACCTCACCAGCGCCGCCTGGTGCGCTACGGATTTCTCGATCTCGCGATTCCTCGCTGCTGTGCTGTGCCCGGATGGTTGGTCGCTCTTCGTCGATGGCGATGTGGTTTTCCTGGACGACGTCGCCGACCTGGTGGAGGAACAGGCCGATGCATCGAAGGCGCTCATGGTGGTTCAACACGAATACACACCGTGCGGTGGCGTGAAGATGGATTCTCAGCCGCAGCAGATCTATTCGCGCAAGAACTGGAGCAGCGTGATGCTGATCAACTCTGACCATGCGGCGAATCGACGACTGACGCTCCACGATGTGAATTCGCGCCGCGGCCTCGACCTGCATCAGTTCTACTGGTTGCACGATGACGAGCTCGGCGCATTGCCAGCTCGATGGAACTGGCTGGTTGGAGAGCAGCCGCGACCTGCGGATGCAGCACTTGCACATTTCACGCTCGGCGGTCCATTCCTGCCTGATTGGCATCCAGCGGAGCACGATGACATCTGGCATGCGGAGGCTACGCAATGACCTGCGGCGCCTGCGCGAAAGCCCGATCCGTCCTACCTCGTCCGGTACGTGAGCGCCTGGAACTGATCGAGCAGCGCCGCATCGAGCGGAAGAAGGCGCGCAAGCGTGCGAAACCACAGCCGGCTCAGTCGAAGGTGCTCTGATGCGCGCTGGCCAGCTCAGGCATCGCATCACGCTGCAACGTGCGGTCGATGCTCAGGATGACTACGGCGAACCCTCGTCGATTTGGGAGGACGTCGTCAGCATCGCCGCGGCGATCGAGCCCATCAGCGGCCGCGAATTCTTCTCGGCGCAGCAGGTGCAGGCGGATGTAACCACGCGGATCACGATCCGATGGCGCAACGGCATCGAGCCTGTGATGCGAATCGTGCACGCCACCGCCCAGCAGGCGGCCATGTCGCCGCCGCAGTCCACGATCTACGACATCGAGGCGATCCTGCCGGACCCAACGGGCCGGCGTCAGATCGTCTTCATGTGCCGCAACCGGAACAGCGAGGGATTCCGCAGTGGGACTTGATGGCACCGCTGCATTGCTGCGACAGCTCGAGGAGCTCGGCAAGCTCGAGGACGGCAAGGCGCTGCGGTCCGCCGTCCGCGCTGGCATGAAGCCCGCGATGGATCGCGCGAAAGCCATGATCCCGCAGGGCATCGATCCCCACAAAACATTCAAGGGACGCCTCGTCGCGCCTGGCTTCGCGAAGCGATCTATCCGCGTCGTGACCAAACTCAGCAAGGACAAGCAGAAGGCGTCGGCGGCGCTCGGCGTTCGCGCCGAGGCGTTCTACGCCGTCAACTTCGTGGAGCTCGGCACCTCGAAGATGGCTGCGCGTCCGTGGCTTCGCCCGGCATTCGCCTCGACGCTGCAGCAACAGACGGAAGCCATGTCTGCATCGCTGCGCAAGTCGATCCTGAAAGCGGCGAAGAAGAAATGAGCGAGCCGAACCTGCATGACTTCCTGATCGCACAGCCGGCGGTCGCAGTCCTCGTAGGCACGAATGTATTCCCTGACAAGGTGCGGCAGGGCGTGAAGATGCCGGCGATCGTCTGGCAGAAGACCGCGTCCTTGCGACAGCAGAAGCCGTGCGGGACGGATGGCCTGGTGCTCGGCTCCTTCCAGGTGGACATCTATGCGACGACGCGGGCGGTGGCCCGCGAGCTCGCGACCGAGGTGCTCGAAGCGATGCTCGATTTCGCCGGCCTCATGGGCGACTGCATCGTCAAGCACTGCGCGCTTACGACGGATTTCGATTCTGTCGATCCCGAACCCGGGCTGCTTCGTCGAACTCAACTCTGGGATATCTGGTACGTAGAGAGGTGATTGATCATGGCATCTGAAGACACACTGCTCGGCAATGATCTGCGCCTGCAGATCGGCGACGGAGCATCCCCCGAGGCCTTCGCTGACTACTGCGACGCCAGCGACGTCAGCGGCATTGGCGAGTCCAAGCCGCAGGTGGACGTCACCACGCTGTGCGACCTCGCCCGCAAATTCCGCAATGGCCTGGCGGAGGGCCAGGAAGTCACGATCGTGGCGAATCTGATCCAGGGTTCCGCACAGACCCGTGCGCTCTTCCAGTCCTACAAGAGCGACGACATCGTGAATTTCCGACTGACCATGGTCGGCACCAGCCCCGAAGAGTTCTTCGCCTTCAGCATGACGTTGACGGCCTGGACGATCGGCGGCACGGTCGGTGAGAAGGCGACCATGACGTTCACCGGCAAGATCTCCGGCGGGGTGGAGTGGGTCTACACATGAGCCGATGGAAGTACAGGACGGCGACGGTCACGGTCGGGGAGAACAGCCAGGACGTTCGTCAGCTCACAGCCGGCGAGCGCAAGGCCCTGACGGACGTCGGCGCGAAGATCAAGGCAGCCGTCATGCTGAATGCCGATGTGCCGCTGCTGATCGCGAGCTTCGGCTGCATCAACCCGGCGGTGTCGATCGATGAGGCACACCAGATGCCTCCCGATCTGCTGGATGCGGTCTGCTCGAAGATCTTCGAACTCACAAACATCGCCAATCCGGGCGAAGAAAAAAAAACAGCAGATTCCTGACCACAGAGGAACTGACGCTATGCCGCGTCGCATGGTTCCTCAAGTGCCTGCCCTCTGAAGCGCAGGACATTCCCGCACCGGATTTCGATCTCCTCGTCCGCTATTACCAGGAAGAGCCCTGGGGCCCATGGCGCGACAACGTCCATGCGGCGCTGATCGCTCGCGAGGTGGCGCGTACACGGATGAAGCCGAACGCCCGAGTGGAAATCGACAACTGGATGCTGGAGCACCCGGAACGACGCCGGCGCAAGCGGCTGGCCGGATTCGTCTCTGCGCTCAAAGGCATGGCCGGCGAGCGGATTCACATCTCCGAACACCAGGCACGTAAGAGAAAGGCGAAGCAGAAGAGAAATGGCAGACCTAGCAAAACTGGTCGTACGACTCGAAGCTGAGACTGCGAAATATCAGTCTGAGCTGGAGAAGGCCAAGAGACAGCTCAGCGGCTTCGAAAAGGCCTCGAGCGTGTCGATCTCGAAGATCGCGACGGCTGCTGGTGTGGCCGCCGCGGCTGCGGCTGCTGGATTCGTGGCCCTCGCCAAATCGGCGATAGATTCCGCGGATGCACTCAATGATCTGAGCAAGTCGACAGGCGTCAGCGTCGAATCGTTGTCGCAACTGAAATACGCGGCCGAGCTCAGCGGGACCGATATCGACTCGCTGGCCAAGGGAATGCAGCGACTGTCGAAGTCGGCGGTCGATGCGTCGACGGGGTCGAAGGCCGCGATCGAGGCCTTCACTGCGATCGGTGTTTCCGCCACCAATGCGGATGGCTCGTTGAAGGACGTTGATTCCCTGCTGGGTGACATCGCCGATGCATTCTCGCAATTCGAAGACGGCGCGGGAAAAGCGGCAGTAGCACAGGATCTGTTAGGAAAGTCCGGTGTATCACTCATCCCATTCCTCAACCAGGGCCGCGCCGGCATCGAGGATCTGCGGAAGGAAGCGGATCGGCTGGGCGTCACGCTGTCCGGCGCCACCGCTCAAGCGGCGGATGATTTCAATGACAACCTCAGTCGATTGAAGGCATCGGCCACTGGTCTGGCTACCCAGGTGGTGTCTTCGGTGCTGCCGTCACTAGTCGATCTCACAGACCAGATCGTGGAGTTCGTCACGCATGGCGATGGCGCACAGCGCGTCGCAGCGTTCATCGAGACATCCTTCAAGCTGCTCGCCGATGTTGGCTCACGCGTTGCGGAGACCTTCGCTGACGTCGGCAATGCGTTCGGGGCGATCGCGGCCGCAGCCGTGCAGGCAGCGCAAGGGAATTTCAAGCAGGCCTACAACATCATCGTCGAGGCCAACGCCGATGCCGCTCAGCGTGAGAAGGAATACACCGAGTTTCGCGAGAAGCTCTGGGAGGAGGCCGGCAAGAAGATTGTCGCCACTGCTCAGGCGACCGACGATGGACTGAAGCGAACACTCAGTTTCGGCAGCGACTCCTCCATCCTGAAGGAGGTGGATGTCTCGGTCTCCAAGATCGAAGACTCGCCGATGGCGAGGTTCTATAACGAGCTGGACGCCAAGACACAGACCAGCACGGAAAAGGCGATCGCCGCCTATCACGAGCAGCTCGCGGCGCTGGACTTCCTCTACGACGAGGGCCTGATCAAGGCACAGCAGTACAACGAGCGCCTGGCCGAGATCCAGACCGACACGCTCGGCCTCGATGAGGTTGAGATCACCGTGAAGCGGGTGAAGGAGAACTATGAAAAGGTCTCCACGGAGCTGAACGAATTTCAGAAGCAGGCCGCGCGCAACACGCAGGACATCATTGCGAATGCGTTGACCAATGGATTTGAGGATGGTGCACAAGGAATGCTCAAGGCGTTCGGCCAGATGATCGTGCAGATGGTGGCACAGGCTGTTGCCGCTGACCTCGCCGGCAAGATGTTCGGCTCTGCGGGCGGAGGTGAAGGAGGCGGATGGATCGGAACGGCGATCTCTGCGCTGGGCGCTTTCGGCGGCACGATGGACAGTGGAGGCCGTGGCAAACCGGGCATGGCCTATGCGATCGGTACGGGCGCGCAGCCGGAGATGTTTGTTCCCGACCAGCCTGGCACCTTCATGCCGCGCGACCAGTGGATGGGCGGAAGCGTGAAGATGTCGAACACCTTCGTCATCCAGACACCGACCGGCCGTGTGCCGCTCGAGACGCAGCAACAGATTGCGACCCGCACTGCACAGGCGCTCGCCCAGGCACAGCGGAGGAACGGCTGATGCCGTGGCCAGTCTTCCCGAAGTGCCCGACCTTCGGATTCACCAAGCGCGCCGACTACTCTGTGACGATCGTCGAACGTTCAAGCGGCATCCGCACGGTCAACCGCAACTGGTACTACCCGCTGCACACCTTCAGCGCGGTGCCGATGGGTGATCGATACGAGGACGACATCCACCTGGTGATGCGCTTCTGGCACTACGTCGGTGGTCAGAGCGGCCAGTTCCTGTTTCGCGATCTGACCGACTACGCGTCTACGGCATTGCCCAGTCTGGCGATCACTCCCTTCGATCAGCCGCTCATAGAGATCGAGGGCAGCCCGGGCGGATTTCAGCTCACTAAGGTCTACGTCGACGACACCTTCGCCTTCCAGCAGCAGCGCCTGATCCAGAAACCAGAACAGGGAACGCTGCGTCTCGGGCTTGATGGTGTCGAGATCGATGAAGGTGATGACTGGACCTGCGACTACGACACCGGCGTCGTCCAGATACTCGCAGCACTCGGCTCGCCAGCAGTGCTCACCTGGGGCGGACGGTTCTATGTTCCCGTCATGTTCGAGTCCACACCGGAATTCATGATCAGCGAAGAGAAGATCCAGCAGACCAGCTTTGCATTGCGTGAACTGAGGTTAGCGGCGTGAAGAGCTACTCACCGGCCTATGCCGCGCACCTGCGGCAGCCCGTCACGACGCTGGCGATCTGCTGGCGCGTCGAGAAGAACAATGGGCAACTCATCCTAGGAACCGACCACGATCGAGACATCACGATCAGCTCCGACGGTGCATCACCCGACAATCCGCTGGCCGGAACCTATTTGGCAAGTGCTGGCATCACCGGCAGCGATGTTCGTAGTAGCAGCGACATGAGCGTCGACAACATGGAGGTGGTCGGCGCACTCGCACCAGACCTATTCATGGACATCACCGTGGCGGATATCGAGTCCGGCGTGCTGGACGCCGCGCCGGTCTACACGTTCCAAGTGAACTGGTCCGCACCTGATGATTATCAGGACATCAAGCGCCGCGGCTACTTGGGCGACATCACACGCACGTCCGAAGGTCGCTACCAGACGGAGATTCGCGGACTTACCCAGGTGTTGCAGCAGACGATCGGCAGGAACGCTGGTGACCGTTGCGATGTGGCAGAGTTTGGTGACAGCCGCTGCAAGAAGGACGTCGCTGCGATCACCGTTCCTGGGACGGTCACCAGTGTCACGAGCCGCCGCCGGTTCAATACAAGTCTGACACTGGGGATGCCTGCACCAGTGTCGCCTTACTTCCGACTCGGCAAGCTGACATGGCTGACCGGCAACAATACTGGGTTCACCGGACAGGTGAAGCTGGACAACGTCGACACCGTGCTCGGCAATTTGGAAATGTGGGAAAACTTCCCGCTCACTGTCCAGATCGGCGACACCTTCACGCTCACGCCTGGTTGCGATCGGCGCTATGAGACTTGCAAGGACGTCCATAACAACCTGATCAACATGCGCGCGCCTGGCCTGTTCGTTCCGGGCATGGACGAGATCATTCGCGCGCCATGATTCCCGCGGCGGAGGTTGTCAACGAAGCGCGGTCATTGCTGGGAACTCCCTATCGACATCAGGGCAGGTCAAAGACCGCAGTCGATTGCATCGGCCTGATAGTCGTCGTCGCCCGTGAGTTGGAACTATTCGACCCGAACCGCTTGATTCCCGCGAACTACAGTGCGCGACCGAAGGATGGGCTGTTGGAAAAGAACGTCGCTGAAGTTTGTATGCGCGTGGACGTTGTCGAGCCTGGACTCATAGCCCTGTTTCGTTGGTCTCCCCGTGCTCCCGCTGCTCACTGCGCAATCCTCACCGACGACGGCATGATCCACTCCTACAAGACAGTCGGCTGTGTCGTCGAACACGGCTATCGAGCCAAGTGGCCGACAAGGCTTCACAGCCTTTGGCGCATGCATAGGGTTGACTACTAGTGTCAAACGCAGGTCAAGCAATCCTCGGCGTAGTTGGCGCAGTCGTTGGATTCTTCGTCGGCGGACCACAGGGCGCGCTGTATGGCTTTCAGCTCGGCTATCTGGCCGGCACCGCGCTCTTTCCTACGCAACTGCCACACCTGCAGGGACCCCGACTTGGCGACGGGCAACAGACGGTGTCGACGGTCGGTCAGCCCATTCCGTGGATCTTCGGCACGCAGAATGTCGGTGGCAACATCATCTGGGCAAGCCCTATACGGGAGGTGGCAAGCACATCAACACAAGGCGGGAAGGGCGCCCCTGAACAGCAGCAGACGACTTACTCGTACTACAGATCGTTTGCGATCCTTCTCTGTGAGGGACCCATTGCCGGCATCAGAAAGATCAAGGCGAACGGCAAGGTCATATTCGATCGAACCAATACGTCAGGCATGACGCTTGAGGAGATTTCCGAAGACATCACCAGTAGTGTCGCGCAGTCCGTGATCGGTCAGTCCGCAGCCAGCGACGAGTGGGCCTCGCGAATGACGGTCTACCTCGGCACCGAAGATCAGATGCCGGACCCGGTGATGGAGTCGTTCCTCGGCGCGGGTAACGTTCCTGCGTACCGCGGTTACGCCTTCATCGTTTTCGACGATATATTGCTGAAGCCAGAGGACGGCAACCGACTTCCAGGAACATGGAAGATTGAGGTTTACGAAAGCGGCAATGAATCGACGGCAGATGCCGACTACTTTAGTAATGAGGTTTTGGCGCCGTGGGCTGAGGGAAGCGCCGATCCCCGAAACGCCGGTGGAAACTACACGTATCGCGTCGACATCAATCCCGAGGTGGACACACTCGCAGAAGCGCTCAACGAGATCGAATATTACCCGGAGTTCGTGAGCGCAGACGTGATCGGTTTCAGTGTAGCGCCATCAAACGACGATCCCATGAGTCCGTGGGATGATGCAATTGAAGGCGGTGATCAGACCACGGTCTACATGTGGTTTCCGGCCAGGCCGTACTCGACAACCTCGACACTTCTAGGAGATGCCTGTGATTATGCTGAGCTGACAGACGAGTCTGGTGTCTGGACCCCTGGCGTCGAGGGCGTGAACATTCACGGTGTATATGCCAGATCGTCGACACCGTTCGTGGTGTCACCACCGGGAACAGATGGCTTCTTCAATTGCGGACCGTTCTATGCGTTCTATTGGAGCGACGCCAGGGTCGCAGTGACCCGCCATCCCTCTGCACCGCCCGACCCGTGTATCGGTGGCACTCCCGTTGCAGGATTCAACGGCGGCGAGAGCAATTATTGCGTCAGTGTCGACGGCTATCTCATGCCCTCCGGTGGCTGGATGCTGGACAGCTCGACGACATACCGCGCCCTTTCGAGCTACTTCGAATCGGCCGGGGTCGTCGTTCACTACCCGCTGAATCCCATCCTTCCGTCCGCGCATCCCAACTACAACGACGAGGACTTCTGGGATGAGGCGTATGCGGAGGCGGTCGCTCGCGGGGATCTTCCTTCGGGCTTGGTCTACGGCGTCGACTATCCTGTGGAACAAGCCTTCGGCTACACGCTCGGCACTACGATTACGGCAATTGAAGTAGATCCGGTTTCTCTGGCGAGCATCATCACCAGAATCTGCGCACGCGTTGGTCTGTCTGACATAGACGTCAGCGATCTAGAAGACATCTACATTCACGGATATCAGGTCTCTCGTCCGATGCTCGCGAGGGCAGCGATCGAACCATTGCGTAGCATCGGCTTTTTCGACGCGGTCGAATCAGGTGACGAGCTGAAGTTCCCCATCCGCGGCAAAGCCATCGTCGACACGTTCAGCGTCGATGATCTCGGGGCGCACTTCTCAAGCGAAGAGCGAGTGCCAGCAATCACGACACGGAAGGGTCAGGAGTTCGAGCTGCCACGCCAGGTGCGCGTGCACTTTCAGAATCCCATGAACGACTACGAGCCTGGTGAGGAACTGTCGCCAGCACGATTCGACACGGATGCAGAGTCGGTACTCGACGTTGATCTCGGATGCGCCATTGACTCAGACCGCGCAGCTCAGATAGCAGAAGTTCTGCATCACGACTTCTGGACCTCGCGGTGGACGCACCGTGCACAGGTCGATGTATCGAAGGCAGACTTGGAAGCGTGTGACGCGATTGCAGTTCCTGTCGACGGGTTCGTCGAGCGCATGCGAATTCTGAATGTCACTGACAGCCTGCCAAACCTGCGCGCACTGGAGATGACGCGAGACGACGACGGCACATACATTTCCTACGCGGTTGGAAGCTCGACGAACCAGCCGCCCTCAAGCATTCCATTCTTCGGTCCAGTGGACATGGTGTTCATGGACCTGCCGCCGCTGTCCACAACGGACGACGATGCTGGCTTCTACGCAGCTTCACGGCCATTGATGAGAGACGGCGCCTTCCGCGGTGCCATCTTCCTGAGAAGCACCGATGGCGGTGGAAATTATGCGACCGTGGGCAGCGTCGATTTGCCGGCGCCGATGGGAAGACTCATCGAAGGTATTCCACCTGGCCCTACGACGATATTCGACGAATCCAGCGAAATCCTTGTCGAGATGGACTACGGCGAACTGGAGAGTCGGACCGAGATGGATGTTCTTGGCGGCGCGAACTCGGCTGCAGTCGGGGCAGACGGGCGATGGATGATTGTGCAGTTCAAGGACGCCGAGAACGTCGCCGGCAGAATCTGGCGCCTGACGGGGCTGCTGCAGGGACGTCGCGCTACCGAAAACTTCGTTGGCACAACGCTACTTGGTGACCGCTTCGTTATGATCTCCACGGGGGCCGTCGCCCGCATCAGCATGGCAGTCGTCGATATCGCAAGACCGCTGCCGTACAAGGCAGTTCCGATCGGCCAGTCAGCCGAGGGCATTGACCCGAGCAACTTCAGAGGCCGCGGAGTTGCACTCAAGCCGTTCTCGCCGACTCATATCGAGGGCGAGCGTGACGATGATGGCGTGCTAACGATCACATGGGTCCGCCGCGATCGACTCGCGACCGATGTCGTAATCCCGATGTCCGAGGAAGTGCTGGACTTCGAGGTCGACATTCTCGATGGCGGTGATGTCGTTCGCACGATCAGCGTGTCCGAGGAATCGGCGATCTACAGCGACGCGCAGCAGATCACCGACTTCGGATCGGTTCAGAGTGCCATCACCGTTAGAATCTACCAGATCTCCGTGACTGTCGGCCGCGGCACAGCGGCGGAAGCAACACTATGACAACGCCTTGGGATGTGATCCTGTGACGACCCCTAACCTCCAACTGCCGGAGGTGCCGATTGCGATTCAGGAAGCCAGCGAGGAGATCAATGAAGGATTTCTCAGGCTCGACGCGATCGTTCAACTATCAGTGCTGGATAAGGATCTCGAATCCCCACCGGCCGCATCGATTCAAGGCGATCGTTATATCGTATCTGGCGCGGGCATCGGCCCTTGGCTCAACTGGGGAAGATCAATTGCTTTCATGTCGCCCGACGGATGGCGTCGGTATGTGCCGAGGCCGGGCTGGGTCGCGAAGGTGCTGGATGAAGAGGCCACCTACACCTATAACGGAAGCTCATGGATTCAGGATTCTGGCGGAGCATCAGGCGCGCCGCTCACGCCGGACACCGCGCCCGAAACGCCGGATGACATGGACGACGAATTCGAGGAGGCGTCGCTAAATGCTCGCTGGTCATGGCTGGATCAGGGTACTGCACAGGCAGTCATGACTCAGGGATCTCTACAGCTCCTCTCCCCGAATGAAGCTCCATTTCATCTGCGTGGGATAGAGCAAGCCATCAGTGGCCCTGGGAAGTGGCGTGGCAAGTTTTCTGGAGTGACTGCAGGTGGTAGCAATCTCGGAGCGTTGGCCTTTCGCAATACCGCTAACAGTCGAATTGTAATTTTCTCCGTGACCCGCGTCGGTGGCACCGTCGCCGTCGACAATGCTAACAGCACATCCAGCTATAACGGTGGTGTCGTTTCTGCAGCATCAAGAGGGGCGTGGGCAGCGCCAGCCGACACCGGATGGCTGTATGCAGAGATCGAGGACGACGGCACGAACCTTATAGGTCGTTTCTCACATACCGGCATTGAAGGGACATTCGTCAATTTCTTTTCGGTGACGCGCGCCTCTTTCGTTGGAGCACCTGACCGTGTCTGTCTGTTAGTCAATTCACAGAACGGCGTTGCAATGCTGCTGTGTGATTGGTTCAGGCGAATAGCATGAGGATGGATGAGAACGCATGACTACACCAAATCTTCAATTGCCAGAATGGCAACAGAATCAGGATCAGCCACACGTCACTGTTAATACGGCGCTGCGGGTCCTGGACTGCCTGGTGCAGTTGCGCGTGCTCGACCGCGACCTCACAGCCCCGCCAGGCTCTCCGGCCGATGGAGACTGCTACATCCCCGCGAGCGGATCTACTGGCGACTGGGTCGGACATGAGGATGATGTGGCTATGTTCATTGGCACCGCATGGGAATTCCGCACGCCTCTTGATGGCTGGGAAGCATGGGTTGTGGATGAGGCAATCAAGGTCAGGTACGACTCATCGTCGCCAGGCAGCATGTGGAACGCAATCTGATGATCAAAGACATCATCGACTTCGTACGTCCACCCGACACCGCCGACGGTCGCGCCATCCGGCGCTGGCGATCGAATGTCGCCATGATACTGATCGCCGGATTTCTCTACTGCGCCTGGTCACTCACCGGATGGGGCTTCGCCCGCGCATCCGACATCAACGAGCATGTGCAGAAAACGATCGAGCCGCTGAAGACAGAGATCACCGAGATCAAGCAGGCGCAGGTCAAGCAAGGCGAGCAGCTCCGGCGGACCGAACAGATCCTGACACGGCTCTCCGCCCAACTCACTGACCAGCTGATCACATCCAATGGCAGTCAGATCCGCCTGCTGATCGGCAAGAGATGCAAGGAACCAGACGCGGCCGAGCGGGAGCGTATGAATCGCGAGATCGAAAAGCTGCAGCTCGCCTACAAGGAACAGACCGGCGACCGCCTGCAGATCCGCTGCGACGAACTCTAGAGGTTTCCATGGATCCATTCCTTGCAGCCTGGCTGGATACCGGCCGGGAAGAGGGCGGCTACGTCGACAATCCGAAGGATTCCGGCGGGCCCACCAATCACGGCATCACGGAACAGGTCGCCCGAGCGCACGGCTACCGCGGCCACATGCGTGACTTGCCGGTCGATCGCGCCAGAGAGATCGCGAGAGAGCAGTACTGGAATTCGATGCGCCTCGACGACGTTGCTCGACTCTCCGTGCCCATTGCCAAAGAGCTGTTCGACACCGGGTTCAACGCTGGCCAGACCACGGCCGTGCGTTTCCTTCAGCGCTGCCTGAACGTCGCCAACCGGGAGCAGCTGGACTATCCGGACATCACGGCTGACGGACTCATGGGACGGTTGTCGATCGCATCCCTGACTGCATTTCTGACCGTTCGGAATGAGCGCGGCGAGCTGTGGATGCTGCGCGCACTGAACGGTCTGCAAGCCGCTCACTACATCGAACTCGCTGAGCGGCGGGTGAAGGACGAGGCCTTCGTCTTTGGCTGGATCCTTAACAGAGTTCGCATCGCAGGAGAACTGTCGTCATGACATTGCAAGATTTGATCGCCTTCTGGCGCGAGCACGGCACCAAGGTGCTCGGCTCACTCGCCGCCTTTGTCGCTACCGCATTGCTAATTCCGGATCTGATTCCGGCAGTGCACATGAAGTACTGGCTGTTTGCCAACGCGTTGCTCGGCGGTGCCACGGTCAAGCGCGGATTCACGAACACCGCGAAGACCACGGGCACGACCAGTCAGGCTGGCTTCGTTCGCCCGCTCATGCTGGCGGTGATGCTCGCCGTCGCGGTGCCGGTGACGCTGTTCCTGCCGGGCTGCGCCGACCTGCAGCAACTCAGAGAACTGAGCTTCGACCAGAAGCTGCAGCTCTCGATCGACTCCGCGGTGACGCTGACCAGATCCGTCGGTAGTGCCTACGACGCGCAACTGATCACCCAGAAGCAGGCCTCCGCGTATCTCGACCTGGTGAAGGATGCCCGCGACCTGTTCGCCATTGCCGTCGAGCTGAAAGACTCCGACGCACGAACTGCTGAGGGCCAGCTGCAACTGGCGAACGACATCCTGCTGCAGCTGCAGCGCTATCTCACCGAGGTGCAATCATGAACGACACGACCAAGGCGATCGGCGGAGCGCTGTCCATCGTCCAACTGCTACAGGCAGGACTCGGCCTGATCAACGCCGCCAAGGAAGCGATGGCGAACGGCCAGACATCAGTGCCAAAGGAGGAGCTGAGGGCTCACCTTGCACTGCTGGATGCGGAGATCGATGCGCTGGAGCAGAAGATCGCTCAATAGCACCCCGTGACTTTTGCGTGACGCTCCCATCCCAAACAGTCCCTCAGGGCCACATGCCAACGGCCGCGCCACGCCTAAGTCACTGATTTGAATAACTCTCGATCCCCACCACAGGGCACTCATAATGCCGAGGTCGTGGGTTCGAGTCCCACCCTAGCCACCATGGAATCAGTCACTTGCAGGATTGCCAGATCCACGCTCGTGACTTTTCCGTGACCCCTCAACCAGTCTGAACGACCCTCAGCAATACCGAACTCTCCCGCTTCTCATTGACCAGGTTGGCCAGCCGGCGTAGCTCATCGATCTCCGCGCCGCTGTAGTGTGTCGTCACACTGGCGTTACGGTGTCCCAGCAGCTCCTGCCGATCCTCGAACCTCACGCCGGCCGCCCTCAGGCGGCGGCCGAACGTGTGTTTCATGTCGTGCACACGGATTCGCCGGAATCCCGACGGGCACTCCTGCCCGAACTCCTCCTTGTATCGATTCGCCGCGCGCAGGCGGGCCTTCTTCCACCCGCTGTTGTACATGCGATCGACCGGTCGGGCAGCAGCGTCGTACACAAGATCCTCCGGGCTCCGCACTGCCTGATGTCGCATGCGTCGCTGGATCCGCATCTGTCGCTGCGTCGTCGGTGGCGGCGTGAAGGCAAAGACGTGAGTCTCATGCCTGCCACGCTGATCCTCGATGATCGACTGAGCCACATCGTTCAGAATGACGACCCGAGGGTCCATGTTCTTCACGATGTCGCCCGGTACCACGAACACACTCACGCCTGGCCGGATTCGATTCTCCCAGTCCCATCGCAGCTCGCAGACTTCCTGATCGCGTGTGCCCGTGTTCGTCATGAACAACGCCATCACCTCGAGATGCGGCGCCAGCTCCGAGAAAAACAGGCGTTGCTCATCCCAGGACAACGGATAGGGCGGACGCTCGTTCGCCTTCGGCAAGGGCAACAGCGGCGCGGTCTCCAGCCAGGTCTTCCCCGCATCGTCTCTCCATAGTCGGGCGCAGAGATTCAGGATTCTGCGCACGACCGCGAAGTGTCGATTGAGGGTCCCTTGCTTGAGCTTCGGCCGGGCCTTTGCGTACGGCTGCAGCGTGTCCCAGTGCAGTCGATCGATCAGCACATCGCCGATGAACGGATCCAGGTCCTTCAGCGCCCTGGCGTCTCGCTCGATGCTGCGCTTGCCGGCGAAGTCGGTGAGGTACTTGGTTGCTGCCGTTCTGAATGTCCGGGGCGGCCGGACGCCGTAGATCTTCCGCTGTCGGATCTCGGAGATCCGCTGCGCCATGACGAGCTCCGCTTCTTCGAAGTTGCTCGTTCCAGTGCTGCAGCAAATTCTCTCTCCGAGGACGACTTTGTCGATCTGCCAGATGCCTTCGCGGAATTGCAATCCGCGTGTCTTCTTTCGTTGCACCGCTCCTCCTTCTTTCGTCGGGCGGGGCGGCCGTTGGCGGCCTCATAGTCCTCGGCCCATTTGTCCAGGTCAACCAGGCAGAAGCCAATACCCCGGCGTCCGATGGGAATTTCGCGTAAATACGGACGCACGTTGGCGTTGAATGACTTGCGGTTCATGCCCAGGTAGCGGGCGGAATCGCGCAGGCGCAACCAGCGCGGCACGAGTCCCAGCTTGTCCTCAGCCAGGCCGATTTCTTTCTCGCACCCCATGCATACGATGCGCGGCATCAGCTCTCCAGGGCGTCGCGCACAGTGTCGATGCGTGACCGCATCGCATCGCGGTCTTCATCCTCGCTTGCGTAGCGCAGGTCCAGAACCAGACCAGGCAGTAAGCAATCCAGCGCCGACCGCAACCGCTGGTTTTCGGCACGGAGAAGCGCGTACGTTGCCGCAACGGCCAGCGGCTTGTTGTCTTCACGGAGATTCGGAACATCTAGTTTCACGTTGTCCCATACCTGGAGCCACTTCTCGTTCACGGTTCCACATCGGCGGACTTCCTCTGCCAACCGCCGCAACGCGCCCGCGTCCGTCGAGTCGCCCTCGACGTCATTGGCATGCTGCATCGCGCATGCAACCGCCGCCGGGTCATTGCCGTAGAGCGATTGAGATAGTGCGTCGGCAAAGCCGTCTGCGGGCGCGGCCTCGTGCTTGTACTGTTCGATGCACCCCACCACGTGTTCTGCTAGCTCTAAAAGGTTGACGCTCTCGACGTCTGAATTGAGCCCGACAGCTTCGAGGCACTTGACGATGAAGTCGCAAGCGACGATGTGCTTGTCCTGCAGCCGCTCGATCTCGTCTACGCGCATATACCATTCGCGCTCGAATTTCTCGTGATTGGCATTGGAAGTCGCGAGACACGCTGTTAGGCGCTCAATCTCAACGCGCATGCGCTTGATGTTGTCGCTCTGAACCTGCATCGCCTGGTCGCGATTCGTAACTTTGCCCTGCGCTTGTGCCAGTGCGTCGCGCAGCGCTCGCACCTTCTCAGCCTGTGGACTGTCCCACTTTCCAGCATAGGCACCGCGCCGCGACAGACCGGCGTCCGGATGGCTCGCGACCACGCCGCACGTGATGACCTTGTGCGCGTTCAGATTAGCTTCCTGCTTCCACCTCTGGATGCCCTTGATGATGCAGTCATGCAGGTCCGGACCCTCTTCGTCGACGTCGAGCAGTCCGCACAGCTCCCGTTGGAGCACAAAATGTCTGGCGCAGCCTTCGCACGGTCCGCTCACTTGAACCATCCTATCGAGAGCGGTTGCTCGAGCAGCCACAGATGCCGCATGTTCGCGACGTTCACGACGTCGATGTCGCGGGGATAGAGTTCGAGGCCGTACCAACTGCCGAAGCCGACGTCACCCTTGATTTGCTGAAGCTCTTCCCATGCCAGAGCTGCATCCCAGTGCCCATCGTCGCCGAGCGTAGTGCGGCAGACGGTCAGGCGAATGACTGTGATTTCATTGAACGGCTGCTCGTCGAACATCTGCACCAGGTAGCGTTGGCTGATCCAGACGGCAGATGGCGTATGACGGGCACCGACCACCATGGACGCTGGCCATTGGGAGCGCGGCAATTCAGTGAGCCTGACGGGACGCTTTGCTGCCTCGCTGACAGAATGCTTACGCATCGCGCGGCGTTCGCAACGGTTGAGGTGGTCGAATGCCATCAGAAGAGGTCCTCTGAGGCTCGCAATTCCCCTCGGCCGCTGATCAGCTCCAGGGTGCGCAGTCGTGAGAGGGCGTTGTTGAACCCACCGCCGTTTGCTTCGTAACCGGCCGCCTTGGCAAGTTCGTCCTTCGTCAGCGACTTCGGATACACACGCGTCAGCGTTTCCAGAGCGCCACGCTCAGCCTTACTGAGTTGACCCAGCCAGTGCCGCAAGAGATCGTCGCCTTGTGGAAGCGGATCGAAATCGCCGAGCGCATCGACGCCGCTGTCGGTCGGACGCAGACGATCGGTCGCGCCCTCGAGGTAGCCCTTCACCCGCAATGACGAAAGCGCGTTGTTGAAGCCGCCACCGTTAATGGCGTATCCGCTGAGGATTGCGACCTGTGACTTAGTGCGGCCGTTCGGGTACTGCGCCAGGGCGGTCAGGCAGCGGCGCTCGGCTTTTGAAAGTGTGACAGTGCTGCCGCTGAATTTCTCCCGGGTTTTAACGGGGGATTTAACCCGGGAAGAATTCGTCTCCAGCTTCACTTGAACACGTGCACCGGCGTCATATGCTTTGCCGGCCAGGTCGCGCAGGGTCGTGTTTGCGGGAACACTTATCGCCTTCGCTGGCACTGAAATCGTCCCGCCTAACACCGGCGGATCACCCGGCAGCGCCGCGATCGCCTCTGTCAGCGCAGCACGATGCTCCAGCCATCCGCGGCGGTAGCCATGGTTCGCGCCGTCATTGAAGCCGGCCGTACGCGCCTCATCGCACGACTGCGCGAACTCCTCATGCGTGATCCATGGCTTGCCGGCAGCGGGTTTCGCCGCCACCTGTTTCTCCAGCTCCCTGATCCGCTTCTTGAGCTCGGTCGGATCATTGGCCTTTGCCTCCTCGACAACGCTCTGCAGCTTTGCCTTCACATCCTCGAGGTCGATATCAGCCCAGCCTGTGACCTTCGCGGAATCACCTGACTCCTGCGGCTTGAACGAATCGTAGGTCTTGAACATCGGGAAGGTGATGCGCTTCGGTCCGAAGTCGATCTCCGGCGACCAGACCCACGCATCGGAACGCTGCATTTGTGCGAGCTCGGCCAGCACCTGCTTGCCGGCCGCTGCATCTGCGCAACCATCGATCCAGTCTTTGATGGCGTCGCGGTCTGCCTTGTGGATGACGCGGCATGCGATCAGCGTCTCACATGAGGTCAAAAAATCGTTGTGCACTTTCTGTGGCCGCTGACTGGCTGCCAGCAGGATCAGCCCCTTCCCCTGGCCCTCACTCGCCAGCCTGTTAGCCCAGTGCAGGGCCTTGCCTGCGTCCGGGTCGAATATCTTTCCTTTCGGCGCGAAGTTGTGGCATTCGTCAATGACCTGATAGCGCTTTCCCTTTGTGAGCTTGAATAGCGTGCTGGCGTAGTCGATGAAGAACCGCGTGCGGGCCCCGACCATCCAACCCCCCAGATCGATTAGGCACGACCGGTTGCCCGTCGCGACCAACTCAGCAACGTGCGCGCCAGCGTGCTCATTGATCGGGACGTCCGCATGCTCGCCGCCGAAGATGACGAGCGGAAAGCCGGAGCGTTTGCCGTCCGCCGACGATTTCAAACCCCACCAATCGCCCTTTGGATCGATGATGCAAACTGGCGCGTCGTTCCGTGCTAGCAGGCCCTCGACGATCACGCGCAGCTTCGAACTCTTGCCGCTTCGTGTCTTGCCAAGGGCGACGATGTGTTGCGAGAGCGCCGACTCTGGAATGGGCTGATTGCTCATCGCGGCTTCCGATGATGATCTGCGTTCGGACACGTGCGGAAGTGCGACACATGCCGCGTGAGGTCTAGTGCTTCATCCGTCGGTTCGACGGTGTCCGCATCGACCGGCATGTTTTTGCCCGCCTCGGTCTTGAACCAGATGATCTGCTTGTGGCACGAGCGGCAACGCGTGATGCGCCGTTCATGCTTGTCGTTCGTTTCGTAATCATCGAAAGACATCGTCACATCCTCCATCCACGTCGGCCGCTGCCAGCGCGGGCGCGAGACTCCGCGGCGTTGTCCACTGGATCCTTGACCTTCACACCGTTCAGCCTGCGATCGCGCAGGATCCGCCGCGCATCGAGCTTCAGCTGCTGGTTCAACTTGAAGTACCGCTCACGGTTTTCCGGCGCAGTCGTCGCAGGTGGATTCAGCTCGAGCTTCTCGTCAATCCACCGCAGGTAGCTGTCCGGGAGCTGCTCGAGCTCGCGGCCGCGGTGCTTGCCAAAGGGCATTTTCATTTCTGCGGCAACCGCTGGGTGGGTATTGCATCGTCGGCAGGTTTGCTTGCCGGCAGCAGGCCCTGGGGGATGAAGCCGGAGCCGCGGCCGCCGACGGTCTGCAGGTACGAGACCTCGACCTTCGCGGTTTCGATGATCTTGCCGGCGACCTCACACACGGCTTTCGCGCGGTCGACGTCCAGCGGCTTTTCTTTGTCCTTCAGGCTGTCGAGCGTTTCGAACAGGTGCCTTCTCAATTCCCCGATCCCGTGTTGCTGATCGCTCATCTTTCTTCAACCTCTTCGTGATCTGACTCTTGATGGCCGCGCGCAGGAAAACGACTTCCTGCAGCGGCTTCGGAAGACGAATTTTCCAGTGATTGCGCCGCGCAAGTTCAGCGCGATGGACGAGCTCGAGGCGCTCGATCGTGATCAGCGCACGCTCATTGGTGCGCATCCCCGGCTGGAAGCAAATGACATGGCCTGGAGGAATCGCACCGTTGGCCGCTTCCCAGACGATGCGATGAACGGCCTTCCACCTGCGCTGAAGCGGCAGGTCGTTGTTCACCTTGCGTTCGAGGTAGCCATCCTTGCTGATGCGTTCGGTACCGACGGGCTTCCACAGCTTGGCGGCAACACCCTGCCGTACACCTGTCTTGAACTGCGTTTCCCTCATGCGGCCGCGGTGCCAGCCAGGACGACGCAATCCTTTGTTCTGCGGCACATGGCCTTTCGGGTAACGGAAGGCTGCGCCGGCCGTCGATAGCTTTTCGAAGCGACCAGAGCGCTTCGCGTCCTCCAGATAGTCAGCGCTCTTCTTCAGTCCCAGAGCGGCGGCGTGCTGGTAGACGGAACTGATCGGTCGACACAGACGCCGGGCGATGACGTCGGACGGCTGATGCGGATAGAGGTCGCGCAGCAGCTGTTCTTCATCCGCCGACCAGACGATCTTGCTGTGCGGTCGCTGGATGCGCAGTTTCTTGGCCATGCTGCGCACTGCCACGTGGCTGCGGTTGAGCGCCGCCGCGATCTTGAGCAGCGGCACCTTGCCGTAGTCGCGGCGGAGCAACGCGAGCTCGGTGGATGACCAGGACTTGCCGTTCACGATCGAGCCTTCGCCTTCAGAGCGATTTTCTTTTTCTTCGTGGCCTTCGGCGCCGGCGCGGGATGGTTCTGCTCGAACTCCGCTGTCACTTCGGATCGGATCTTCGCGGCATCGATGCCGTAGTGTTCGACCAGGCGGTTCAGCGGTGTGCTGTCCTCCTCCTGCTCCTCATACCCGGAGCCCACGTAGTTTTGGGCGAGCACGCACAGGATGAGGAAATTCGACAGCCCTTGCGTATTCGCGTTGGCGATGTAGTCGAGAACGGCATCCTCCTGGGCGTTCTTGCGGTCCCAGTGTTTCTTGCCGTCGACCTTCGTCGGGTCTGGCTTGATGTCCGTGAGTTCGTGGATCCTCTTTTTCGTATCCGACCAGGCGCGTGTATAGACCGACGCGGCGAGCAGCTCGAGCGCGACATCATCCAGTTTCGGCCTGTAGTCCCCAACGATCGCCTGGATGAGGCGGCGCTCGATCGCGGCCTCGAGCTTCGCCTTGCGCTCCGCCGCCTTCTGCGCCGGTGATTTCGCGGTGGGGGAGTTCGGCCTGGATGGCGGCTTCATCTTCACACCGGCCACCTTGAGCGCCTCCTTCAGTGTCGCGTCGTTGAGCACCTCGACCAGCTTGTTCTTGTCGACCGGATCCTGCAGCAGGGTGGGTGTCGGTCCCTTCTTGCCGATGATCTGGCGCCAGGTGCGTGACTTGCCGTCCTCATAGTGGGTGTCATCGAGCCTGACGTAGCCGCTGCTCAGCCTGGAGTCGGCGCCGTAGGGCGCAACCTTCTTCGCCTCCTTGCCGCTGATGACGCGCTGGCCGGCCTGCTTCGCCGCCGCGATGCGGTTCACCGTGTGCGCCTCGCGTTTCGAGGCGAAACAGTTCGGGTCAGTGCAGACGTCTGGACTCTTGATGTCGCCGAACAGTTCCGGCTGGTTGCCGGTTCGTTTCGGGCAGGTGGTGCACGGTCCGGCGGGCGGCAGGAGATCCGGATCCGACGTCTTGAAACCCGCCTGATCGAGCCGGAGCATGTAGCGCTCCTGGATGTGCCGCGCGGCCGCGCGCGAGGACATCGATTCGCGCCGCTCCCCGTACCCCTGACCCTCGATGATCTCTTTCATGGCCTGCTTCTGCAGCGCCTCGATCGGAATACGCGCGATGTGCAGAGCATGCGAACTGTTGATCTGACCGGCGTAGAACGCCTTGCGCGCCTCCTTGCTCAGCGCCAGCAACTTGAGCCGGGCATAGACATAGGAGCGCGACCTGCCGACCTTGGCCACGAGCTGATCGATGTCATACCCGTGCTTCTGCATCAGCGTCTCGTAGCCTTCCGCCTCCGCGAGCTCGTGCAGGCCTTCGCGCTGCAGGTTTTCGACCAGCTGGATCTCCAGAGCCTGCTGGTCGTTGAGCTCGCGGATCCAGACGGGCACTTCCTCGAGGCCCGCCTTCTGCGCGGCCAGCCAACGACGCTCGCCGGCAACGATCTCGAAATGACCATTGACCTTGCGCGCGACGATCGGCTGCACGATGCCGACCTGCCTGATGTTGTCGGCCAGTTCCTGCAGCTGCACCTGGTCGTAGTGGTCGCGGCGTTCCGCTTGTGCGTGGAAGGGCGACGGCTTGAGGTCGGAGACGGGCGTATTCTCTACCAGAGATTTCATGCATGAGCCCCGCGAATTGAGATGGTTTTGCCTTCGAGGCGATAATCGAATCGCCTTCTCAGCAGCGCTGAGCGCAGCCAGGAGAAGCGGCGATGGAAGGAGGTGATCAGCCCCGCCGCGTTCGCGTGCGCGAAGTGTCCGACGTAGCTGGACCAGATAGATCGCAGTTCACGGAACTGGGCGGGCGTCGCATCGATCGAGCGCTCACCGACGTGCCGCTGCTGCCAGTTCGAGAGTTTCTGGCGAGCGTGGTGGACGACACGTCGGCGAACTGTTCGGTGGGTCGGGTGAATGATGAAGCCCAAGAAGTCGATGCCGGACCGCAGCGGCTTGAGATGCTGCTCCGCCTTCAGGCGCAGCTGCAGTCGCTCCCCGAGGAACGTGACGATCGCGCTGTGCCAGGCCTGCAGCTGCTCGCGGCTGTGGTGCATCAGCACGAAGTCGTCGACATAGCGCACGTAGCGCTCCGCCTTCAGTTCGTGCTTCACGAACTGGTCGAGCTCGTTGAGGTAGACGTTGGCGAAGAACTGCGAGGACAGATTGCCGATCGCGATCCCGCACCCGGTCGCGGCGTTCTCCAGTCGCTTGTGAATTGGAACCAGCGCGCGTTCCGAGGGTGTGCACGCCAAGCGCACGCAGTCCCTGGCCGGCGATTGACGTAGCAGCGCATGCGTGGCGCGGCGCGCTGGCTCCGATAACCCGTGCCGTGTCATCCGATCCTTCAGCAGCGCATACAGCGTCGGCCGATGGATCGAGTTGAAGAAGTTGTGAATGTCGAGTTGCAGGTACCAGCCGCCGCCCTGGCCGGAGTGCACCTCACGGACGAACTGCTGCAGCCGGTCGACCGCGGCATGCGTGCCTTTACCTTTGCGGTTCGAGAAGCTGTCGAAGATAAACACCGGCTCGTAAATCGTTTCGAGCTGAGGCACGAGCCAGTGATGGACGACGCGATCGGCGAAGTCCGGTGCGTGGATCTCCCGGGCCTTGGGTTGGTGAGCGACGAAGCACGTCGGCGGCCGCGGGCACCAGGCGCCGGTGTTGAGCTGTGCCTGCAGATCGAGCAGGTTGTCGGCCCAGCGGGATTCGAAGGCGAGCTGGTTGTGGCTCGGCTTCTTGCCGCGGCGTGCCTGGCGCCAGGCAGCGTGAAGGAGGCGAAGGGAGACAGCACCCTGACACTCACTGGAGCGCACGGCGCGAACAAAGCACTCGTTGTTCTGGTTGTAGTAGTTCGAGTTGCCGTTGTTGAAGTTGACGTACCACGCGTAGTCCGAGGGCGACGACGCTTTCCCGTGATCTTTCGACCCGGCCAACCATCCAGCGGGGTAGATTGGCTTCGTCATTCATTGGCCTCGCAGGAGGCGCCACGGGCACTCAGTATCTCGGCACGCCTCGCAGGGTTAGTGGCCTGCGAGTTCTGGCCGTTTCGATGCTGTTCCTTCTGCCATCCTCCACACTGCTGACCCAGAGCGGCGAGCGTGCGCGCCAGCGCTTCGAACTGTTTGAAGCTGCGAAAAGCGCGCACGTCCTGCGCAAGCTGATGCGTATCCTTAAGATCATCGACGGCCCAGACAAGGCGCTGGACCCATTCGCGCCGGCGGGCGCGGTCTCGCCAGGCGCGCTGCGCACACCGCACGACCTCCTGCGCCTGGCTGCGCAGAACGGCTCCCACCTGATATTTGTGGAAGCGTGCGAACCCCAGCACTGCGATCTCGATCTCTGCCCGAGTCCGCTGCGCCAGCTTCACGATCGGTGGTGTGTTGTCACGCATGCGCCAAGGAACCAATTACTGACTGGAGCGCACGGCGCGAACAAAGCACTCGTTGCTCTGGGAGCAGTAGTACGAGTTGCCGCCGTTGAAGGCGACGACCCACGCGTAGCCCGAGGGCGACGACGGACCGCTCGACTTCAGTTCTGTAGCGGTCCAGACAGCGTCAGAGCCACCGCGCAGTACAGTGTTGTCATAGGCAGGGTCGCGCCGTTCGTATTCGACGATGGACAGCTGCTCGCGGATGGAGGGCGCGCGCCAGACATGGCCGCCGACCTGCACCTCGGATGCCGCCTGGATCGCGGGCTTCCACGCGCGCTTGCGGCCCGACACGTAGTCGCGCAGCCAGATCAGGCCTGTTGTGCGGTCGAGCGCCTCATGCTCGTTGAGGACCTTCCAGTCAGGCACCAAGAGGTCACTCGACGGTTGTCGAAGACCGATCACCTCGATGGGTTCATCGATCGTTGCCAGGACGCCTGTGAGGTGCGCGATCTGCAGCATCGACGCACGGTCAATGCGCGCCTTCAGGAAGCCCCTCAGATCAGTGCTGAAGTTCTGCATGTGATGTGATCTCGGTGGATGCCCAAAAGCCGATTACTGACTGGAGCGCACGGCGCGAACAAAGCACTCGTAGCCCTGGCTGTAGTAGCTCGAGAGGCCGTAGCTGAAGTTGACGCACCACGCGACGTCCGAGGGCGACGACGCTGAAACCATGCTGGTCCACTCGTATCCGTAGCGCTCACCCTCGAAGTACTCGGTATCGATGGCGGGCACCTTGGTGAGATCGGAGAGGAGGAATCTCTCCTGAGGCGTCGGCTTGCGCCAATCGCTGAAGCCTGCGTAGTTCTCCGCATTCATCCGTTCGATGACGCGATCGGACTCGGCGAAGTCGACGGCCTCTGGCACCACATAGCCGCGCGTCCACAACAGCGAATGCCCATCGATGAGGTTGCTGTGTTGCTGGACGAGGTGCTTGCCATCGGATTCGTGCTTCGTGAACTTTGTGCTAGCGGGTTCCATGTTTTCTCCTTCGTGGTGTTGGATGATCCTTCCGGCCGAGCTGCGGCAGATCCATGACATGACCGCGATCACTGCCAAACACGTGATGGAAGGCGTCTGGATCCAGAATCGCTTCAAGCTCCGGATAGGTCGCGGTCTGCACGGTTTCCGACCCGTCCGCCTCGATGCGGCGAATCGTTTGCTCGTGCGTGTCGCCCACGCGCCGCGTCTCGACACTGATGCGTTCACTTGCCATTGCGGCTCTCCCTGTTCTGGCGGATGGAGGTGACGTTCTGCGGCCGCGTGATCAGGCGCAGATCAGGAGCGGCCTTTTTCTGGCGCAGCTCGAGCTGAATAAGGAAGGCGGACTTCTCGGTGATTCGCTCCTGCGCGGTCTCCAGCAGGAAGCCATCCTTCGGTCGGAACGGCGGCTGGCTCACGCCACACCGCCGGCGTCGACCCAGAGCACCAGCAGCCAGAAGAAAGCGAAGAGCCCGGCCCCGAAAATGAAGCCGAGCACCATTCCGCCTCTGAACTCAGTTTTCATCGCACGATCCCAGTGCTGGGATTCATTGATCTGATGCGTCGCCTGGCGCAGGCGGCGGCGATCGCGCGCCGTCTGATGGGCGGAACGCCGCCGCGCAAAGTCCAGTGGTGTAACGCTACTCATGGCTGTGTCTTGGACGTGTTGCCAAAAGCCGATTACTGACTGGAGCGCACGGCGCGAACAAAGCACTGGGCGTGCTGGCCGTAGTAGTACGAGCTGCCGTCGCCGAAGCCGACGCACCACGCGCAGCCCGAGGGCGACGACGCCAGCACGGTCTTCGACCAGAACCAGCTGGATGGACACTTGGGAAAGAATCGGATGTCGATCGCCGGTTCCGTGCGGCTGTGATCAACGATCGTCAGCAGCTCGATACGTTCAGGCGCTCGCGCCAGCTCGCCGCAGATCTTTCGCTTCTCAGCCCAGGCCACGGCTGCGGTGTAATTCATCCGCTTCGTGGAATGGCTGAGATCCCAGATCAGCTTCGTCTCATGGTCGAGGACAGCCGCCCACTTCGGAGCAGCGAGGGGCAGCTGCTTCTCCTTCGCGTCCAGTTTGATCAAGCGTTCTACAGACATCAGGTGATCTCCTGGAGTAGTTGGATGGCTTGTGGGTAGGTGGCCACACAGACGACACCGGCGACCTCAAACCAGAGTCGGCCGCGGCGGAAGGTGAAGCGGATGGAAGGGGTAGCGTTCATGCTGCCCGCACCCCATCGCCCGAGATCTCACGCAGCCGCTTTCGCGCGCGGATCACCAGGTGATTGCACTGCCGGGCTCGCGCCACGAACGTGTGCAGCGACTCGAGGAAGCCGCGCGCGTCGCGGGCGCTCTTCATCCAAAGCCGGCGATAGTCCCGATGGGCCTCGATGATCTGGAGGAGGTTGTGTGCAGCCCGCTCGCTGTCGATCGCCTGATGGGCGTTCGCCTGCCACTGCTGGGCCAGAGAAGGTCGGGCGCTCATTGCGCGTCCTCCACGAACCACGCCATGCATCGCGGACCACGACAGCCATCCGCATTACGAGGGCGCAGATCCATCATCGGCACACCACGGCGCTTCAACTTCCGGATGCGCCGCCGGTTGCGAACGATGCGCATGCGGCCGATCCACACCTCGCGGTAGTCCTCAGTGGGTGCGCCCGGATCGTCGTCCGGCGGTTGCCACTGCGGATAGGCGTGCGCTAAGGCTTTGCGGCTCATGTGGCCTCCAGCGCTGCATCGAGCGCATCAAGGGGACCCTGATCGGTGACGACCTGATTGCGGCGGGAGATCGCCACGCGCATCGCTGCGTTCTCAATCCGGCGCAGGCGATCGAGATCACGCTCGAGGCGCGCAATGGTCGATCGGTAGTAGAGGAACCATGCCGTCGTGGGCGCATCGATGGCGGGCTCTGCTGCCGTGGCGCCGTCGCAGTCGGCCTGGCTGAGCGGCCGCGCAGCGTCGATGGCATCGGCTTGATGCTGCGTTGTGCTCACTTGCACTCCTCCAGCGTCACCGCGAGCAGCTCGCCGAGTTCTGCGTAGCTGTGCATGACCTGCAGGCGTTCGAGGATCGTCGCGCAGGGCTCGAACTCGAGTTCGATGGCGAGCGACGCCGAGCCGATCGCCACGCGCGCCGGCAACGCGGGAATGCGTGCCGCGGGGATCTCGATGCTGTGTGTCGCCTGTGCCATAGCCTCGATCCGGCGGCGGGCGGCGGCGAAGTCGATGACGTTTGCCTTGTCCATGGGCACGTAAATTAGCGCCGCTTATTATTCCCTGTCAATAGCGCCGCTTATTATTTTTGGGACGTCTCGAAAAATGTGACCCTAGTCTCAGTTCAGAAAGCGGTAGGTTGGATTTGAATTCCGCCCATATCGAGGATCGCGATGCGGTAGGTCTTCAGGGCGTTTGCGCTTTGCATGCGGCACCCATGAACCCACTGTCGCGCTTTACCACGAGCGTGCCGTAGCCATCTTGTGGAGTCGCCCAATTCATCGCCTTTGTCGCATCCGCAGCGCCTGTCGATACCGGCGTCGTGGAGCAGCCCAGCCACCGCAATCCCAATCGTTGTGATGAGTGCGCGCACCTCCCCACCCCCCTCAATTAATTTTCAGTTTGCAGTTGCGGAACCGTCCGACGGCCTTCCCGGTCTGCCAGTGCAGAACGTCGAAATTCACGCATTTCCCAGATTCACCGGCCATCAGAAAGCAATTTAGGGTTTCTGCGAATCCTTCCTTCGCGTCCATAGCGATCCCAAAGAACGTGCGCCCCACGACGACGTAAGGTTCTTTGGGTGGCTTCCAATCGAAGGCGTACAGCACACCTAGTTCATTCGCCTTCTGCAACTTTGTCTTGCACGCTGCAAACGCCGCGTCGCTCTGGGAATCGGCAAAGGCCGGGCATCCGGCTGCTATGAGAGCGAGTACCGCTATAGTTTTACGAATGTCCATGCACCGACGACCCTCCCGAGTACTGAGAACTGTGTTTTCTCTCCGTTCTTGATCAAGTACGGCTCGTATTTCTTGTTGTCTGAGATCATGAGCACCGAGCCGTCGGGGCGCCGTTGAAGGCGCTTGATATACAACTCTCCGTTCAGCGATAGGACGTAAACCGCGTCGACTTTCACTTCGGAGATTCCTCGATCAACGATCAGCTGTGCGCCATCATTGAATGTGCCTTCCATGCTGTCACCGTAGCCGGTCACCATTGCCAGGTTGTTCGGCGAGGATATTTGCCGGAATTCGTGGCGCAGCCAGTCACGACTCACTGTGACGGAGCCGACTATTGTCTCTTGGTCAGGCTGTGGAATTCCTATCCCCATGGATCCGCCGATATCAAAGCGGGGTAGCGTGATCTGGTCGGTCGATCTCTGGTCAGTGCTGACCGTGGGAAATGGATCGAAGTTCTCCGGTGCGGGGAGTGCCTTTTGCATTTGCCGGAGTTGCGGCAGGTCGTCGCGGATTTTCCACGGTTCGATGTGCAGTGCATCGGCGAACATCATGACCGCCTGAGCATTCAACGGGATTCGTCCCGTCAGGTACTGGCTGATCACTCCTTGAGTGACGCCACCTCCTGGCCATTGCGCGCCGAGCTGCTCCTGAGTAGGGCGGCGATTTTTTGGTGTCATATTCCAAAGCTTCTTGAGCTTTTCAGCCGCGCGCTTATCTGCCTCAGTCGGCTTGGCCTGCCGATTATCTTTTTTCGGACTCATCACGACCGAAGGTATTTGAGACGCGGTCTCGATCCCATGAGCGCCACGCTTGACTGTAATATGAGCGGCGCTTATTTTACTGGCGTGACCAATCCCATTGAACGCGCCATAAAACTGGTGAGCCCCAGTACCCAAGAGCAACTCGCTTCGGAACTCGGCGTCACACAGGCCCTCGTTTCCCAGTGGCTCAACGGCGTCACTGCGGTTCATACCCGCCATTACGAGGGCATCGGGCGCGTCACGAAAGAACAGGTGACTGCGCTACAGCTGCTGGAGTTCGAACGTGAACGCCTGAAGGGCAAGCCACAGAAGAAAGCGTCCTGATATTCGGTCGAGGTCGTGCTCACATCATTCATGGATATCACTCTGCCAGTCCGAGCCCGCAGCCAACCGGAAAGCACCGGAAACGCCTGTTTCCGGCTGTTGCCACCGCCTGAGATTCACCCATGGTGACAGCCGTCTCTCGGCTGCAGCTCAAGATGGAATTCGAGCCAGGCATCACCGATCAATTCAAGACGCTGAAGCAGTGCGTCGCCGCCGTTGTGTACGGCTCCCGAATCGGACTGAACGGATGCGCGGCCGCGTGCGATGTCTCGCCGTCCACGCTGACGAAGATGCTCAACAAGCAGGACGACGCGGAGAACCAGCGGCATCTGCCGCTCGACTTCCTGCCACTGATTGTCGAGGCGACCGGCGATCTTCGACCACTTCAGTGGCTCGGGGCGAAGTTCCTGCCGAACGATGAGATGCGTCGCGATGCGGCGATCGCACGGATGGAGCAATTGCTGCCGGAACTCGCGAGCCTGCTCGCGGCGAGCAAGGGTGGCGCGCGATGAGTTCGCTTACACCACGGCGCGCGGTTATGAATCCACCACAGTCGGCCGCTCGGGGCTGTGAGGTAGGGAACCGCATTCATGCGCCAACGTCATGGGCATGGAGCATGTCCACAAGGGCGGCAAAGGCCAGGCCTGCCGATGTCGCGCCGCTCCCTGATGGTGATCACCGATGAGCATCCGCTGGATGAATCTCGTGTGGGAGAGTGAGGTCACACGCAAGTTGACGCCGTCGACTAAGAACGTCCTGGCAATGATCGCGAACAACGCGAGCGACGATGGCATCGCGATCAGCATCAAGGTCGACAAGATTTGCCGGCAGACGAATCTCGATGAGCGAACGGTGCAGAAGGCATTCCGCGCGCTCGAGACCGAGGGCTTCGTGATGATCAAGCAGCGACCGGGCCGCGTCTCGATCTATACGCTGCAGGGACCACGCTTCGATGACACCCCCGGCATTACGCCGGGGGTTGGAGCGGCGCCTTCGCAGGATCGCGGTACACACCAGAAGACGCCCACGGACAGCGCTTCGCAGGGCGCATCACCACGATCGACGTCTGCGCAGGCTCACGATCAACCTGCAGGGACTCAGCAGGAGCATGCAGGAAATTCCCAGCCTCAGACCCCCGGCATTACGCCGGGGGTCTCCTGTGGAGAAGCCTGTGGATCGAATATCCACAGCCCCGGCGTCAGGCCACCCGCCCCCGGCGTAATGCCGGGGCTACCCCCGGCGTCAGGCCACCCGCCCCCGGCGTCAGGCCACCCGTCTCCTCTTCTTCTCCATAAAGAACGTCTTCTCTCCTCGGAGGCGCCGGACGATTTAAAAAAATCGCCGAACCGGAAATCTGAAAGCGGACGAAGACGAATCCAGACCGAGCCATCTGCGGCAGACCGTGAGCGAAACAGGGCAGAGGCCATGCGAAAGATCGACGAGGCGCTGCAGGCGAAGGGGATGCCGGCATGAGCTCTGGCAATGCGAAGCGCCACAGCCTGAGGGCGAGTATTCACACGCCCGATGACGGCCGCGGCACTCGCCGTGTCCTAGTCAACGACAAAGAGTTGAGCCGTGTCTTCTTCGCGGACACACAAAGAGGCATCGCCAGGTATTACCGGCACCCGCTCAAACTGGATCGCTGGAGAAAGCGAGTGTTGAGCCGGACAAAGCGAGGGCGCGTGGAAGTCCTACTTGAGGGCGGCGCATGAATGAGCGTCTGTGGTCCCTGATCGCCTGGATGGTCACCCGACCTGCGATTCGCGCATGGCTCATCCGCCAGGCGCAGAAGCGGCCGTACCTGCACATCGGCGACTACATGCATCGATGGTGGCTGGTACCACCATCGCGGTTTCTGCCCTTCGCGATCCGCATCCATCACATCAAGCGCGAGGATGCGGATCCGTTCCTGCATGACCACCCGTTCGACTGGCGCACGATCATCCTGGACGGCTGGTATCGGGAGGAGAACGTCTTCGGCGTGTTCAAGACGCGTTGCGAAGGTGACACGCGCGCCGCATCGGCCGAAACACTCCATCGCATCGACGAGGTCTCGGAAGGCGGCGTCTGGACACTGTTCATCATCGGCCGTCGCCGCAACGAGTGGGGATTCATGGTCGGTGATCCCTCGCGCAAGGTGCACTGGCGCCAGTACGAATCGCCGAATCAGCGCGAGTACAAGGCGCAGCCGTGAGAGCCATAGGCATCGATCCTGGTGTTCATACCGGATTTGCCATCTGGGATGTCGATGGCTACGAATTTCGGAGCGTCGGTTCGCTGAAACTGCACGAGGCGATGAGCGTGCTGCAGGCCCTGAAAAGGGACGGCGATCTGGCCGGCGGCATCGTGATCTTCGAGGACGCACGGCAGCGCCGCTGGTTCGGCTCGCGCGATCGCAACCAGATCAAGTATGGCGCTGGCGTGCGCGAGGGCGTGGGCAGCGTCAAAAGGGACTGTCTGATTTGGGAGGAGTTTCTGTTGGATCTCGGCGTACCGTTCATCGCTCGATCGCCGAAGAGTGGATCCACGAAGAAGAACGCAAGGCACTTTGAAGTACTCACTGGATGGAAGGCCCGGACCAATGAGCATGCGCGTGATGCGGCATTGATCGTCTACGGGCTCAACACGCCCATGGTGACCGGTCTTGTGCTGGACTTTCATTCTCGCCAGAAGGGCGCTGCATGAGTAGCTCGAAGGGCACACCGAAGCATCGCATTCGCACGCATGACGACGAGCGGATCCAGCGTCGTGTGCTCGCGAAGTCCGATCGCAGCCGGGTTCGACGGGATCGTCATGAGCAGCTGCGGCGCCAGCTGCTGCGCGAGATTGATGAACTGCTCGAGAGGCCACTGTCGTGATCGACCTGCTGTTGGCCATTGTCTTGTGTCGCTCGCTGTGGGGCATCGCGGGCTTTCTGGCGGGCCTCGTTTTCGCATGGTGTTTCACGTGAAGCTCCTGTCAACCATCGGCGCCACGCTGGGTCGGGCACTGGATCGTTTTACCGATTGGTATTGGCGCGATCCCATCCTGCGGCACCGGCATCTTCTCGAAGAGGAATGCCGGCGCTTCGGTGGACGGATCACCTGGGAAGAGGACACAAGATCGTGATCGACTGGATCGACGAGAAGTGCAAGAGCTGGGGTCCGACGCATCGGGCAATCCTGTTCGGGACACGGCAGGAAGGTTGGCCGCGGCGATCGGTGCTTGGGCGGATCAAGGAAGAATGGGAAGGCTCTGGCCAGCGTTCGCGGGTCGTGCAGATATTTCCGGAGGTTTATCTGGGTCCATCGCTCGAGGTGCAGCGAGCGATCCGAGAGCCGTTTCCGATGGAATACGAGCCCTATGCGACCCTCGTGGTTCGGTACTGCATGCTGTCTCAGGACAACAAGCACGAGCAGCTCGGATACTTGGTCGATCGTCGCATCAGCACCAGTGAATACTGGCGCTGCGTGGACCGTTCGCATTACTACCTTGCAGCCCGCATCCGCGTTGTTGGAACAACGAAAAAAGTTGTTGGCACAAACAAGGCTCACATGTGCTAGTTTTCAGTCACCCTGGCGATCGTCTTCCTTCTTCTTCGATTCCCGGGGGCCATCCGCCGGATAGTCCATCCTCCCGAGTCGATTCCGGCAGCTCGGGCAGACACGCTCTGCCCGACCTATTCACTGGAGCGGTAGAACCCATGCGAGCTATTTCGTGCGCGCTGATTGCGGCTGCGTGCCTGTTGTCGTTGGATGCGATCGCCCAGACGGTGACGTTCGGTGCCAGTGTTGTCAGCTCTGATGAGACACTGACGACGACGCTCACCTGGAATGCGCCAGGTGCATCCGGTTGTGTGGGTGCAGGTCATCCCGCGTGGGATGGCGACAAGACCTCTGCCGGTACGCAGGCGCTGCCTCCCATCACTCTGTCCGGTACCTACTCGCTCACTCTGTCCTGCACGTTCCCTGGGGATACGACCGCGACGCTGCGATGGGTGAATCCTGACCTGAACACCGATGGCTCAAGCTATCTCAACGCGGCAAGCACCAGGATTCTCTACGGCCGCAGTGCAAGTGACCTGAGTCAGACGGTGCAGATCGACGATCCCCGGGCAGTCAGCTACCGGTTCGATGATCTAGCGCCGGGCGAGTGGTTCTTCGCGGCCGCTGCAGTCAATAGCCTCGGTGTCACATCGGCGCTGTCCAATGTGGCCAGTAAGGTACTGACCGAGGGCAGCAGCGTGGAGCGCAGCGTGGCACTCACCGTGAACCCACGAGCGAGCGCACCGACGGGTACGACTGTCGAGTGATCTGCCGTGTGTCCCTATCTGCCACCGAGGCACGAGGCAGCAGGGCATCGATCACGGTCCGAGTCACGCCGTGACTACGATCGATCACGGGCCAATACCGCGACGCGAGGCCTCTATGACAATCGCTGGCGCCGATATTCGAAGGCGAGGCTGAGACAGCATCCGCTGTGCGCAGAGGATGAGCACAACGGTCGTGTAGTAGCGGCCACGTTGACTGACCACATCGTGCCGCATCGTGGTGATCGACAGTTGTTCTGGAATCCAGACAACCATCAGTCCCTATGCACGAACTGTCACAGCAGCAAGAAGCAGCGCGAGGAAGCACAGGGGTGGGG